GTAGAAGCACCCCTAAAAAAACGGCTGCCCTTGCGTGAATTACACGACTTACACGCTGAGGTTAGGTTGTCCATGTCGAACAAATCACCGCCCACCTTACGCGAGGTTATGTGATCGACTGTCGCATTGCCGCCCTCTAAGTGTGTACCGCAGTAGGTGCAAAGGTAGCCATCCCTTGCCAATACTCTAAGGCGTAAGGCTTTCCACTTACCTGTTCCAAGCGCTTGTTTACTCAATGCCATCCTTTAGTCTGAAAGTGTTCCCATGCTGCACACGCATTGATGTAGCCTTTATCATCTAACTTATAACGGTGCTTAATATATTTAAGTCCATAATCTATCTGAGTGTAAGCGTCTAACTTAATCATGAGTTTGTTCTTTAGTTGTGGGATACCATAGGTTTGATGAGTACCACCCAAGTTACCTACTGCCTCTACACGCCAAGCGCTCTCTTTACCATACAACTTAGATAGGCAACTATATTGCCTGCCACTCTTTATTTGTTGGGCTGCATAGGTTTGCACACTAATCTGAACAATCTCTTTTTCAGTAACGGAATCAATCTTTTTATCGTACGCCTTAATGCTAATTAAGCATAGGGCTGCCCCAAATGCTACTAGCAACGAACTCGCGAGCAATCCGCTAAAGCGGCTCGCGTTCGCGCTTTTAGGCGCGTCGCTTGCTTGAAGCATAATGCTCTTGTCAAATCCCTTACGCATAGATTAGCCTTTCGTCTCATTATGTGAGATGTGATTTACCTCACAATAACTATCTTACAACTCCAATTTATTTCGTATTGGTCAATCCATTGACAGTCATAACCTGCCTCACCCATAGCCCTCACTCCATTCAGCACCACAATCCATACACTCATGGAAGTAGTCTTTGTTGTAATTAGTTGTGTTGGTGTTGTACTTTAAACACTCAGGGCATTGATCTTTGCGCATACCTTACAGTTCTCTTTATCATAAGTCCAAGAACCGCAAGCGCACCGAATAGGCTCAGTCATTTAATAATCCCATGAACTGACCCATTGGAAGCAAGACCACATAGTCCTCAACCTTCTCACCCTGCCCATTGCAGCGTAATACTATGAATGAAAGTTTATCGGATTTACGCTCTTTTATCTGTTTAATCCACGCTAAAGGACTAAATTTTGTTACTGCCTTAACCTCTATGTCATAGGGAGTTCCAAGAATGTCACTCCCTTGACGCCCTGCACCGGTAGGCTCAGCATACGGATACCAAACTCTCAGGTACTCAGCAACTACCTTTTGAGTCCGATAGCCTCGGTGCTTACGGTGTTGGCTCATCTAACTCAAACAACTCTAATGGAATACGCCAACCACTAATTGACTCATCCCATAAATCATCTATGGCAAAATGACTAGCCTCGACATGACCGAAAACAAACACTTGAGAGAACTTTTCCTCATCCATGCACTTTGTGGCAACAATGGTCTTGCCCCAATCCTTTTGCCAAAAGGGAACGGAGTTTCTAGTTCTAACCGATCTGACCTCTACGCCCTCGCCTATGTCACTCAATTGAAAGCGTTTGTTATGTAACTCGTTTGGATACCAAGGAACATTCCATGAAAGATTGTAGAATTTAGCGGCAGCCCACTCGCAAACATTGGCTCTTATGTTTGCTAATACCTCATGCTCAAGTTTGCCATTAGCCTTACCTTCAGCATAGTTAGGGCGGTCAACGGAATCCCATTTAGCAAGCCATCTTTCAATGGCAAGTTGGGTAGCCACCCTAACCTCATCCTTAGTTAGGTCTATAATCATTGCGGTTTTGTAAATAGTCCTCGAACCCACACCTAAAGCATTTAACATAATCCTCATGCGTTAACATTCTAGCGTCTCCACAAATCTCACAACACTCATTTGAAGGCACAATGTCAACTTCAATGCCCTCGTCTTTAAATGTTGCTCTGACTCCATTTGAGTCAATTATCTCTAAATCACCCATTGTTCTCGCTTTCGAAATACCATCTGCCATTGGCTGATAACTTAGCCCATTGTGCCGGACATTGTTGGTCTTTAGGTTTGCCACAACCGCAGACATAACCATAATAAGGCTTACCACCCTTTGAAATTCCCTCTTTTAAGGTTTGTTTACCTTTCTCGCATGGCATAGGCATTGGCGTACTTGCCGGTAATGAGTCAACCACCTCACCTACTGACCAAACAGTTTGTGCAAGTTCTTTTCTGTCCTCTGCAAACGCAGCCCTTAAAGAGTCCTCGACTGCGGCTGATCTTGAGCCGGCTGCGCCATAAGTCCTAGACTCTAACTTTTCTTTAAAAGTTTTTTGTTTTTCATCCATGACCTTTTCCATTTCAGCCCTGTTTGCTCTAGGTGCTTTAACACCGTCAACAGTTGTTGAGTATTGAGGCAACCCTGTATTAGTTATTGCTCTTGCGTAGGCTGAGGTTTCTGCCTTTTCGATAGCAAACTGAGTCTTGACGCTCTCACCTGCTAAACCATCGACCCAAGGTAATTGGTCTACCCAAGTTCTGTAAAGTTTAACTGTGACATAGATCACGCCTTCAACTATTTTCCAGTCTGATTCTTTTCTCATGTCAGGGTTATCTTTAGCGAACAGTTCAATTCTCTGCTCGGCTGTCATGTAGTTACTTAGATCAAAAGACATTATTCACCTCCAAAATCGTTTTCGTAGCCATCTAACAATTCGTTGTAGATTGCCGCATAACCAATGATGTCTTTAATACTGTCTTGATGGCTCGGACTTTCTGCAAGTCTTGAGACCTTGACGAGCAACATGCAGCAACTGACTTGCATTGGTGAAATGTAATCTCCAAGGTAAGCACTCCACAACTCTGAGATTCTCTCATGATTTGTTCTGCTAGACCCATAAATTTTACCTCTGTCATGCAATGCCACCTTAGCCTCGTCAAATAAGTTATTTGTTTTGCTCATAATCAAAAACCGCCCTTGACTTCATTCGTTGTAGTTTTTGTTGGTGTTCTAAACTGGCTTTCCATCCTGAGGAACGACCAGCCCAAAATCCTTGCTCGTAGTAATGCTCTTTCAAAGCCTCATAAATCAAGCCTAAAGCGAGCGCAACGAACATTCCAGCAACTGTCCATAGTGCAGCATTCATGATTTGACCCTTTCCTTTTCAATATAACTTGCAATCAATGAGTATAGTTTTGCCCTTAAACTTCGGTTTGAGTCCTCAGGTGATTCACCTATCGAACTAAACTTGCCCAAAACATTTTCGGTGGTTGACATGTATTGGTCAGTATCTGCCAAGTAAACCAATTTAAACTTGGAAGTTGCAACGCTCTCAACTACTTCGATCATACTGTCAGCCATGACCCTGCATAATTAGTGGTAATTATTGGCTGATCAAATTTGAGATCATAATTGGCTTGATACTCAAAACCCTCTTGCTCTAGGTATTTGATTGCCAAAACTAGGGCTGCGCTATTTTCAACCCAATAAATATACTCATGCTGAAAATTAGGCTCATCGTCAAACCTAGTAATCTGCACTTCCCAGTCAATGCCTTTAAACTGCATTTGACTTTCTGTCAGCCTTTCAAAATCCTTGGCTGTAAGTTTCATACTGTCCTTTCCGTTATACCAAATCCGTTAATTTGGATAAGCAAAGGATGACACAAAGAACCGACACTCACAAAGGAAGTGCCGGCGTGTTTTATAACGATTTGATAACGAACCCTAAAGGTTAACCGTAGGTTTTACCTTCAACGGTGAAACTGCCTGACCTATCTATTGGCACAAATACAGGGGTCACCTTAGTATCTTTAACATACATTAAACCAAATCCTTGTTGCCAATTGCCGCTTCCACCTTTTAGGTAACGGGCAGATTTAAAATCCATGAGATTTCCGATTTCTAAACCCCATAAGGTTTGCCCTATTTTGCCCCCTGAGGACGCCGTAATTGCGCTAAGACCCGCCCTGTGAGTATGTCCACACACTACGCTCTTACCATGCCTTATAGCCAATCCTAAGGCTGTTTGACCACCCTTTTGAGACATAGTGCCTTCGTCGCCATGAAGGATAATCCAATTCGGGGCAATAGGCATAGGTTTACGCCAAAATTTAATCCCAAGGGAGTCAAGCCCAAGCCAATTTTCAAACCTTAATTCAGGTAATGCACCAAAAGCGGGCAACCTAGTTTTGATTGAGTTCCATAATCGGTCTGTGTGGTTAGACCTCACCATGTCAGTTACCTGAAGTTGTTCTAATATCTTTTGAGTAAGTTTGCGATCTCGGTCAAGTGTGCCAGCAAACTCACCCGCCAATCCTCTTTCCCATTTAGATAATTGAGGGAGGTCAATTTCGTCTCCGACCGTTGCGACTTGATGAGGCTTCCATCTTGCAATAAATCGTGCAAGGTTTCTAACTGCAATTGGGTCATGGTATGGAATTTGAAGGTCTGAGATCAGAACAATTCGCTTAATTTAGTCCTCGTCCTCGTAGGGGTCATGGTCAGGATTAACAGGATTGAACTCCGGTGTTGTTGGTGTTAACCAATCAGGGAAAGTATTTTTATCACACATACCCATTGCCTGATCTACTGGAAACCCTGCTCGTCTTAGGCTCAAGTAATACTCACGAACACTTATCGCATAACTATCTAAACGAGTAAGAACCTGCTCATGCTGATACTTACCTTTACGGCGAGTGATCTTTCTTTTTTTCTTTTGAGCCATAGGTACAGTTTACTTTCTATCGGTGACAATCCTCAGTAATTCCTCTTGGCGAGTTTCAATTCTTGCTAGACGATCAGCAAGAGAACTTCCAGCATTAGGGGTTAGAGTCCACAACCATCCTTTAATAAGATAACGGAGACCCAAAAAGAAACTTGTTAATACGGCGGTGACGGCGGCGGCTAAACCACCCCATGAAGCGGCGTCCATTATTTCGCATTGATTCCGTAGTCAACCTCAGTACCTGAGGAAGGATCAACGGCTTTAGCAATAGGGGCGACGATAGCGCCTAAGAGTGTTGCATATGCCGGATGGATGTCAGCGACAATCGCAAGCGCAACAGTTATTCCGGAAGCGATAACCGCTCTTAAATAAGACTTGATTGCAGCCTTATGCTTTTTTGATAACTTCATTTGTTCCCCCTAGTAGTGGTATGTTAAAAGGTTTGCCATTTTGGTTTTCTTTGAATGAAATATGTATGTGTTTCATATGGGGATTTAAACCGCGATATTTGACCCAACGCCAAAAGGATTTAGCAGAACAAATCTTGCCCATAAAGATTAGATAAAGAATGCGTCGATCACCTTGTTTTGCTGCAAGTCGCATTTGATCTGCCAAATAGATTGCAATTCCTTGTTCCTCAGATAAGCCAGCGTCAATGTCCAATGCACAGACCTCGCCCTGCTCGTTGGGATTGTGTTGACTAACTCTATTTGAGTGACGCAGATCGCCAATCCATCCATCAAGACGCTTGGCACGATTTGGGAAACTATCATTTACCTGTTCCCTAAATTGCTCGGCGGCTTTAGACAACCAAGGTTTCTTACTCATCCTCAGTTACAATCGGGGTGGATTGTGCCGCTTGCATAGCATCATAAGTTGATTTTAGCATTGAAGTAAACTCTTCGTTGCCTCTATCAATAATGGCGTGAGTGTTAAGTTCTCCGCTTGCTGAATCTTCAATTTCAATAAACTTTACATTATTCATATTTATAACTCCGCACTTAGTCCGACATAGCCTGATGTTGAATTGTTTGCTCGCAAGTAAGCCCAACGACTTGTAGTCATACCTGAAGAAGTTGTATCACAGGCTGCAATCGTGGTCGTAGTTGATACATTTAATGCCATACCGGTTACTGTGTAATAGGTATTAGTTACATCACCAATTTGCAAGGTTGAAAAATCTACTGAAGTTGGTACAACTCTCATAGCAACTGGCAAGTTTATCAATATATTTGCATTTGTTGTAGAGGTAGTATAACCACTACTACTCACCGCGCCATAAGCATTTGTGCTTGAACTTCTATAATAATACCTTTGGCAAGCGGCTAACTCGCCTTGGATTGTGCCAGTTGCAGTTTGGAAATCGCTAGCAGTTGAACTTGCTTCCAGTTGAACGCCCCAGATTTGGATGGTGGCTGTCTGTATTCCGATGCTTGAAGCGCGAGTTGCGAAAGTTGTTCCTGCTGAAGTCCAAAGTCCGACAGTAAGAGAATCCGCCGTTCCAATTGTTTTTCCTGAAATTGAAGGAACTGCAACGGATAGTGAATAACGCGCCCAAGAAGTTGAAAGTGTCACCGCGCCCAATTGTGTATTAACCTGTGATGAACCACCAGAGCCGAACGACTGCGAAAGTTCTAAACCAATTTGAGGTGTTCCAGAACTGGCTTTTGCCCAGAAAGAAAAAGTCACAGTTTGTCCAGCAAAAGTCCTCACCGATTCAATCTTTTGTTCCAAGAGTGTATATACGCCAGCACCGGATTGTCCGGTTGTTGCTATCTGTGCAAAGTTTTTTGCCTCATATCCAGCAACAGGAGCAGTTCCAGCAGTAAAAGTTTGCGCTGAATAAGTTGCGCCTCCTGATGCTTCCATCAACCATCGGTCAAAACCATAACTGCCATCCGTTGTACTAGATGAGAAACTTCTCTGATTAATATTAAAATCACCATTGATAATTTTGTTTTTACCAGCCGCATACTCAACGCTTTGTATTGTGTTTAATGTGCCAGAAAGATCGTTCATATTGGCAGCACTAAGGACATCACCTGTCGCGTAGTCTGCTTTTACTGGAAAGCCTATTGCCATTTTTTATTTCTCCTTAGTGTCTAATTATACCTTAGTAGGACAAAATGTCCTCACCTATTATGCCATAGGTGCTGTTTCCGATTATAAATCCATCTGTTATTGGCTCAAGGGTAGTAAAGTTTCCAACCCAAGCATTCGGATTGATTTCCCAGTTAACCCCTTGAATCTGTAAATTCTTGACAATGGTTGAACCGTTTGGCTGTATGTTGGAAATGTTTACATTGTCAAAGTAGTCCAAGTCCAGCATTGTTCCGTTTGGCACTAATGGGTCATAAAGGTCAACACTCATTTGATCAATCCGAATAGTTGTCGTCGATCTTGTTGCCACATAGATTGCCGCAATGTTCGCTGCCTCAGCGTCGGTCTGAACTACTAAATCACTAAAAGAAACAACATGAGGGAAGTACTCGGCGACCGAAACTGCGTCAATATAAGTTTGAGGTGAACCGCCCACCCTAGTAACAGTTGACTGGTTCACAATAAGTTTGTCATCAAAAGCAAAAATCAAGTTTTTGTAAGGTATGCCACCGGTCTGATTAAACTGAATTGGAGTTCCACCGGCTGAGGAAATGGTATTGGCTCGGTTCTTAAAGATTGCATTTCCCTCAGGACTAACAAAGAATGCCCCTTGTTCTGAAGTCTCACAATTTTTCAGGGTTGCCAAGGCTGTTCTACTTGTTGCAGGGTCAGCCTGAGTCAAAGAGTTGCCTGTATCCAATGTCCTCATGCTTGCCGGAAAATCTACGGTGTCAAGAATCTTATCAATACGCGTACCGGTATCCTGTCCGGCTGCCTGTCCTGTAACTGTTGTTAATGTTGCCATTGCAAACAATCGGAAGGCGTCGCTTGCACTTATGTCAACATAGGAAACATTTTCTGCCTGATCGTATGTATAAACATAGTCGGTGGTGTAACCACTAAACAAATAATGAGTTGTTCCTAAATACTCGGCGGATATTCTTAATTTACGCAATGGCGTTAAAAAGCCAAATAAATCTGAACTTGGGTTTTGAGGATTAAACCTACCTGTTGGGTCATAAATACGAATGGTGCAAGTACCGGCTTCATAAGTATCGCGATTAATGTTTCGCCCACGCCTAATGCTTATGCTTCGGGTTACATCGGTTAAGTTTAAAACCAAGGCAGGTGCAGACGAGTCGGATAAAATGCCAGTACCTAGAACACCATTAACAGGGTCTCCCAAGGTGAAAGAGTTTCCGAAGGTAGCGCCGGACGAGAAATTTAGACTGACATCAAGTACAGGTAAAGTCATATTATCTGAATGGGTTGATTGATGAGAATGAACCTGAAGCGGACGAGTTAATTAGTCCATTTCTTAACTCATCTAATAGTCCTTGGGTTGCACCGTTAACATTGATGATGGTAGTTCCATCCCTGTTTAATCCTTGAGAAAGGTTATAGGCTTCGGCTTGGGCTTGCATACGGTAACTCATTGCCGCCATGATTGCCTCACTTTGTGCAATGGTCGCCGGCTTACTTTGTAACTTAGCAAGTTCTGAAGCACTCATTTTATTTTGAGGGTTAATAACTGCAAAATTTACGCCATCTTTTACAAACGGCGCAGCAATGTTAGGTAATGCTGAAGGTGAGTTGACCCCTTGCCCTGTTGAAGTAGTTCCCATTTGAGACAACAATTTCATCATTAAAAGAATTTGTGCGATTAAATTGTCAATATCTTTAGACCAACCCTCAAACGGATACAATGCTTTTGGAAGTTTGGCAATAGCCTCAGCAAGATTAGTGGTTTGTAATTGAGATTTGACTAACTCTGTTGCTAACTTGGAAGCCTCTGAAGCATTTTCTTGAAGTAACGCAAGTTGTAAAGACAATCTTAATTTTTCTTGATCTGTTATTTTGTTTTGTAATGCTGCATAAATCTGAATTTGGTCAAGATCAAACAGGCTAGAAATCTGTTCAAGTTTCTTTCGATCAGCCTCAATTTTCTTTTGCTCGGCGATTAAAGCCTTTTCTTTAGCAATGGCGGCTTGTCTTGCCCTTAACTGTCTTGCAGCCTCTTTCTGTAAAGCCTTTTCCTCTTTTTGTAATGCTGTATAATCAAACTTCATAGCCATTGGGTCAAAAGGTTTATCAAAGTTCATTTTGTAACTCATCGTATTTTTGTTTAATTTTAACAAATTGTCTTTATCAAAAATACCTTTTGTGACTTTAATAAATCTACCGACGCTACCAATTAAACCTTGAAGTTTGTTGCTTATATTGTCAATACTGCTACCGTATTTGTCAGGGTCTCCAAAAGCGTCATCAAGGGCAGCAACTAAAGCGCCGCCGATTTCCTCTCTTGCAGTCTCGGCTTTAGCGGTAAGAATCGCCATTTTGCCAGCAAAAGAGTCCGCTGCTAATGCGGCTTGACCGTTAAACTTTTTAGATAAATAAGTCGTAACCTTATCTAAGTCCATTGTTTTTGCTTCGGCTGTTGTAAGTCCTATATTTAATTTAGCAATTGCGGTGTTCTCTCCAAGCGCCGCCTTGCTCAATGCCGCAGTAACTGAGGCTAAGTCTTTTCCTGAACCGGCTGAGACATCTAAAGCAACTGAAAGTAATTCTTGGGCTTTTTTAGCGTCTAAAGTTGAGTTAACTAATTGGGTGAATGCCGGTCTAAGTTGGTTGTCTAAAACGCCTGTTTGGTTTTGTAAGTTCTGAATAAAACTTGCGGTGTTTATTACTGCATAAGATTGCCCTAAGTTTTGTAATGTTTTAGATAGTGCGCCGGCTGCCTTATCGTCGGCAGCAAAAGCCTTGACCGCACCTTTTCCAAATTTTAAAGTTTGATAAGCACCAAAAGCAAGACCTAAAGCCTTTGCGGACTTAGTTAAAACATTAAGCGACTTACTTGCAGCCTTCGCACCTTTGTCTTTGTAGGTGCTGATAATTGGGATTTCAATACCGGTTGCACTCATGCTGCAAGTCCAATCTTTCGTTTAATGCTTGAATTGAATTTAAAAATTGCGGTGTCTATTGCTTTAAAAGTTGCCTTTGTAACCTTGCCCTGATCTTTAGCAAAAGCGGCATAAAGTAAACGACCTTGGTTTTTTCTACCTCTGCCAATGCTTTCTAATTTTGCTTCGTCGTTAATTGCTGTAACAAACTGATAACCGGCAAAAGGGTTATTGCTGTTATAGTTTCGAGTTGCTCGGTTTCTTACCTTGCCTTTGTATTTGTAAGTACCTTCAAAACCCTGAACAAATGAATCACCGGCAACGCTTTGAATTGGTGAACGACCTTGAGGATTTTTACGACCTGCGGTCTCATAGATTGCGCCTGCGGCTGATCGGTTAAGCAATCGGTAAACATTAACAAAACCTGCACTATTACGGCGTGAGCGTCCTAAAGAGTATGCCAAACCTTTTCTAATTACATTTGGATTGTATTTAGGAAAGCCACGAACCTTGCCGGCAGTTCTTGAAACAACTTGTTTGCCTTGATCTTGCCAACCACTTAACCCAGTAATTTGATCAGGAACTTGACCTTGAGCCTCTTTAACAACTACACGCATTGCAGCGCGAATTTCTTTGTTCATTTCTTTGTAAAGGTCAGGCGCGAATTTCTTTAAGGCTTTTTGAACCTCAACGATACCTTTTACCTCTACTGGCATTTTCCACCTTTTTTGCTCTGTCTTTGAGATAAGCCAATGTTGCTAAGAATAAAGACTTATCCATTTTTAAAAACTCTGAATGCGGTATGCCTGTTTCAACTGCTAGTGAAGCAATCAAATAGGTAAAGTCATACCGCGTCACCCATTTGGGGAGTCGGCGTCCATGATTTCTACTTTTGCAAGTGTCTCAAGGTACTTATCCCCAAATAGAGGAACGGTAATTCCTGCGCGTCTTTCGGCTTCCCATGCTAACCAATAGACATCGCTTTGTCTTTCCTCATCCCTGAATCTTTTATGAAATCCAGTTTTGAAGTTTTGTTCGAATGCGTACTCAAGAGCAGGTGAAATTTCGTAATCTAAAACATCACCTGAAGCCTTGGTGACTCTGAGTTTAATCATTTAATCCCCTTAGAATGTACCTGTTGTTGCAACGGCAACAGCGCCGTTAATAGTAAAGGTTACATCCTGCATTCCAATATCTCCAACTCCGCCGTTAATGTCGGTGGTGTTATTTACTAAAATTGAGAATGTGTAAAGTGGGTTGGTTGCGCCAACGGAAGTTCCTTTTTCCTGTAATAGGACGCAGGTAACTGAAGTTCCCCATGCTGCTTGCAAGGTTGCAAGAACATTGGCTGCGGCGGTGTCATTTAGAAATGATATCGTCACGCTTGAGGCTTCCAAGCCCTTAACAAATTTGTGACCTGTGTCACCCATTGCGGTAACTTCAAGTTCATCAAATGTGCGGTTTAATGTGACGGCGGTCACATGGTCAGAAAGGTCAACGGAATTAACCTTTACGCCGACCTTGTTGTTTAGAAATACAGCCATTGGTTATTCCTCATCTTTCTTTGAGACTGGTTTTGGCTTATCTGTTTTTGCTACTTGCCCGACTTTTTCAAGCCAAGCCTTGTCCTCGGAAGGAACATCTATAATTTCGCTCATTGTTTAACTCCAACTTGTCATGATTGAGACGGACATATCGCTTGTAAGCATTTCTCCGGCAACACCTGACAAAACAGTTGGTGCGGATACATTGCCAACACTTATTTTTAAAGTGGTTGAGGCTGCTAATTTATTAAACACTCCAACAACCATGCTTTCGATTCCATTTAGATTGCCTTGATTATCTAACATTGGAACAATCATTACTATTTTAAAATTAACCTTAGGTGCAACACTTGAGTAAATGTTATTGGACGGTTCAATATAAGGGTCATCCGGTTGAACAATTACTGAGTTTGCAATTGGGGTGGCAGGTGGAAAGGCGAATACCTGCCACACCCCGGCGCTTTCAAGCGCCGTCGCAAGTGTTGACCTGAGAGTTGTAACGGCAACTGTCATTTAGCCAACCAAACTATTTGGTGAAAGATGATTCGCAATGAGTCCTCTGATTCTTGCGGTGAGCGTGTTGCCCATTCTATAAGGACTTGGTTGAAAGTCCGGAGAAATTCCACCAGCGTTTGAAGCCTGTCTTGCTTGCCAAATATCGACTGCAATCATGGCGCTCGCTTGTCTAATTTCGGGAACTGTTGCATAGTCAACATTAGTTGCCGCAGAAATTGTTCCGTAAGGTCTAACAACTCTTTTAGTTTCTGCTGAGACATGACTAATGGCATAAGATATTGAATACTCTGTTATTGCTGTTACTGTTTTGTTGCCACCGTTATAATGTGCGGCTACATTTTCTACCGTTACTGTTTCGCCTAATTGTATGTTATGTTTTTGATCTGTATAAATAGTTGCTAAAGTAGTTGTGCATTCTCTTGCAATTACATTGTAATCATTAAACCACAAATAGCCTTTGACTATATTTTCGGCAGCCTGAGCCACTTCCTCCACAACTGAATTAGAGTATAAAGTTCCAATTCCAAGTAATGTCCGAAGTTCCGCTTGCGTCACATAAGTAGCCGGCAATTTATTAACCTTTCTTAAAGTGAAGGGGCGAAGGCTTCCAACGCCCCTTCACGCTTGATTCCTATAAAGGAAAGTTTATGCAACCATCCACTTGTAAGCACCGGCAGCAACTTTGTTAGCGATTGCGCCATAGCCATAATAAGCAACTTGAATTTGTCCTGTTGAGATCAAGTTGGTCTCTAAGCGGTACTTGCTTGACTCGTACCATGTGAAAGAGTCAGGGTTTAGAACGATCATTGAAGCATCGCCTGTTCCTGATAAGTAGCGAGATACACGAAGGTTTAATCCACCAATGTTTCCGCGAACATTTGTTGGTGTCAGATTTCCTGAAGCGTTCTGAGGATTAATTGTTTGTGTAAATACTGCACGATTTGAACCATCTACTAGACCCATCAATGCACCCCATTGCTCAGGTGAAACAACGATATTTTGAGCAAAGCCCAAAGTTCCTGAGTAAATAGATACTGCTGCGTCTGAAATAAAGTCTTGGATGTTTGCTGCTGACATTGTGCGGTTTCCGCCGTCTGTTGCAACCTGAGCAATTACGTTTCCAACTGCTGCGTCTGTTGCTTTTGCATAAGCAAATTCCATTTGACGTACTAATTCTGAGAAGAACGCTGGAGACGATCTGTCGAGAATTTCTGTCGAGAAGGTCTGCTGTCCAGCATATTTTTTGACTGAAACGCTCAAGAAGGAAACGTTTTGGTCTGTATCAGATGGTGCTGCGCCTTCGGCTGTCTCTGCAACTGTTGGTGCTTGAGTTAATTTAGGAATTTCAAATGTCATACCTGCGTCAGGTAGTGCGCCACTTGAGATTGAGTCGATAAATGGACGATCAGCATTTGAAAGAGGATTGATAACCTCAGTTAGTTGACGAGTAGGAATAAGTCCTGCGTTGTCAGTTGTGTCTGCTGCTGCTGCTAGATATTGACGAGCCTCGTCATCATTTAGATATGTTGCACGAAGTGTGTTCTCTAGGAATTTTTCCTTTGTGAACTCAAGGCGTGGCTTTGTGTAAATTGGTGCTGCTACTGTTGGGCGAGAGGCTTCAACCGCAGGGGTCTCAACTACCTCACTTGCAACAGGTGTATCAGGTGTTGTGTTTTCCACAATTTCCTCATTTTCTGTTTTGGTTTCGGTTGGTTCTGCCTCTGCGTTTGACGCAGCGACTGAAGCGACGCCGGCACTTGGAAAAGCCGCAGCCTGAACAAGGCTGACTTCCATGAGACGGGCGGCACTAACTCTATAAATTCCGTTACTGTTTTTTCCTTTTAATACTTCAACTCCAACACTCAAGCCGGAACGAAGGTTTTCGCTTGCCTCAATAAGGCTGTCAGTTCCCCGAGTTGTATTGCTAACTTTAAACTCAGCGTAAATACCTGAGTCATCCTCGTCAACCTTTTTCATTCTACCAATTGGAGATTTTGGGTCATGCTCAAGTAATAATTTTATTTTACTTGGGTCATCTATTTGAATTGAACCTTTTTCAAAAATTACTTTACCAACTGAAGTTTGCCCGATTTCATTTTCAAACGGCACAATCTTGCCAGCAATTATCCGACGAGACTCTGAAGCCTCTAAATCTGCACTAAAGTTAATTATTTCCATTGGGTGATAATTCCTCCATTTCTCTTGCTTCCTCAACAGTAATCAAATTGAGTTGAAGCATTTTCTCAATGACTGTTAATCTTTCTAATGGGTTTGCTCTTAAAAATCCGGAGTCCATGTCAAACGCAATAAATTGAGTTTGCGCTGAAAGATCATCCATACTAAAACGCGCCTCTACCGCCGAAACATAAGGTTGCAGAGATAGCGCAACAAATTGACGCCTTTCGTCTTGAACATTGGCATATGTCATTGACGTATTTTGGTCAGCGCTAATATAGTAAGCCGGAACATTGCAGAGGCGACTAATTTGAGTTGCCATGTATTGTTGGGCTTCGTTGTACATCATGTCTTTTGGACTAAATGAAGTTGCTTGGTATTCTAAAGACGAAGTTAAATAGGCAGTTGCTCTTTCTGCTCTACTGCGACGCCATGCAGCCAATAATCCCGCGACTTCCTTTTCTCCAAGGTCTGCACCGTTATTTTTTAAAATACCTGAAGGGATTGGAGTTGCTGCGGCGTTTGCTGCGGCTTTCTCTAAATCGATTGCTGCTCTTAAAATTCTTGAGCCAGCATGTAAAATTCCATCAATCGGCGATTGTATTGTGACTAATGAGCCAATTCCGCTCATTGGTCTTTCGCGTCCATCTACGGTGTAGAAATCTACAAAAGTGTTTAATTTATTTAATTGAACTTGAACTCTAGTGTTATTAACAAAATCAAACCTTGCCGGTCTGTTGTCATCTTGGTAAACTTCGGTTACCTCTAAATAGGCTGTTCCGTAGAAAAGTAATGCGTCAACGATTGCGGTTAAAATTACTGTATTAGGTGCAGACTTAGAAAGTTGGTTAACCCAAGGTAAATTTGGTAATTCCTCTTTAGTTGCCTTGGAATAACTTTTTAGTTCCATCGTGCCAATTGTTGTTGCGATTAAATTGCGGCAGCGCATGACGGCGGGAACAGAAATTGCTTCCTCGCGTCCGACTGATTGAAACGGAGTAAACTGAGAATAAAAATTAAACGGGTCAGAAACTACCGGTGGCGCAAGTTGCGCAGTTATTTGAGGTTTAGGCTGTAATCCGATTAAATCGCGAAAAAATCCCATTAGACAATTATAGCACCAATTTAAACATAAATCTTAGGTACTGAGATAGGTTTGCTCAACATATGGACAACCATCGCGGTTGAAATACTAGCAGCGACGCAGCCGGCTGATTTTCTGCGAATGATTCTCCAACCTGCGTCATTTGTTTTGGCTGCCGCATTGTTCATTGAATTTACCCACTCCGGTTGACCTGAATGAATAAGCCTTAAATTGGAAAGACTGTCCGCAAGTTCTCCGCAAGCCTGATAAAACGCTTGACCGCTAACATCTATTAGTTTATGACCTGATTGCTCTAACTTTTGCGCAATTGAGGCAGTTGCGTATCTATCATAAGCAATTTGAACAGGACGGTACTTCATAGCCCAATCATGAATTGAACTTGCCATTTTAACCTCATCGATTGCCACTTCAGAACTGAAAGTTTCCATTACACCAACCGCAATCTTGCCATCAATTATTTGACCGGCGACCAATGCCCCAGTTCTTTTGCTTGGACTAACATCAAACGCCATCACAGTCATTGCACCAACTGGCAAAACTAAATCTGAGACTGAGGTTGCTTCAATTGAGCCAAAAGTCCAAGGCGACACTTGCGAGTCAATCCACATACAAAGCGTTTCAGTCAAAGTCGCTTCAATTGAGTTAGTTGCGATCGATTCCTCGATTGCTTCCTCTGTTACGGTATAACCAAGCGCAGGGTTAGCCATTGCCCAAAATTTACGGTTTCTAATGTCTTGCCTTGCTGCTAATGGTGCTGAGTACTCCCAAAACCCAAAAGTCTTTGAAGGGTAATCCATTGCTCTTTCTCTTAAATCATTTAAGACGGTGCTGAAGGCGTCACCAGCGTTTGAAGTAAACAATGTTTGCGAATTAGGTCTTGCCCTAGTTACCGGAACAGCCGCTTTGAAGGCTTCATCACTAATCTCGCGTAACTCATCAATATAAAGGAAATCTGCGGTCTTACCTCGGCTACCGTCTCGAGTTGCTGCAACGATCTCATAACGAGCGCCATTCAATAAAGTGATTGATTCTTGACCATTGGCGTAACGAATGCGCCTTACTTGAACTTTTAGAAAATCATTATCCTCAATTGTATTGGCAACCTGCCTAAAGGTATCTAATGCCATGTTTCTATTAGAGGACATTGCGATTATGTTCATTTCTCCAAAAAGGAACAGACCAGCCAAGATACGCATTCGGGCAAGGTGAGTCTTACCTACTTGGCGAGCGCATAACAACAAATTCGACTTTCTCACAAATTTATTCTCACTATCGATGGAAAGCATGTCGGAAAGTACATAATGTTGCCAAGGCAGTAAAGGCATTCCAATTTTCTTAGCAAGATCAGCCACCTCGTCAATGCGAGATTTATTTTTGAGCGGCGGGGTCTGAATTCGTGGTTTTGTGTTCCCAAGTATGGGCTTTTTTGTTAGCCCTCGTTGCGCCGGTTTGCGTTTGGCTTTTGAAAGTTTTTGTTCGGTCGTCATGGCTTTTCAAAAGGCGACGAAGGTCGCTCGGTTACCGTCTCAGGGAGAGAAGGTTCTGA